AGCTTGGCCGTCAGGCTTTCACCTGAAAACAATTTTAATGGGATTAGTTCGCCTGTGAGTATTTTGTAATAAACGTTCAAATCTATGCTGTATAGCGGACGGTTCCCCTTAAGAGAAATTCGCCTATACTCGGCCGATGGGTTGTACACCAAATTGGGCCTGTAATTGCCGCTTTCTGAGACGATGTCCGTGATGATATTCGCAAAGTCGCTGTTATTGCCGCCCAGCGCTACGTTAACGTTGTCGCTAAATACAACCGGCGTGCTGACTTGGTTGGCCTCGATCGGAAGCGTGTTGCTTGTAAAGACGACAGACAAAATAGGAGACCACGACGCTGTGGTGCTTTGCTCCTGCGTCCAAATTATAGCTCGATAAGTGAGATACGTGGCTGGCGGTACTGGAAACTGTAGCGGCGGAATAAGGTTCACTGCATTTGTCCCGCCAATGTCCACGAAAGGGATCCTATAGTTTTTACCATTTAACACGTCGTAACCGAGGTAGACTGCCGGAAACGAATTGAACAGGTTAAACAGAGGCGCATTCATGAAAACTCCGATTTGGTCAATGAGAACAGCGGGGTTCACGTCATATCCCCCTGTGTCTGCATACATCGATGCGGAATTCGTCGTGGGGTCCCAGCTTATAAGCGGCGGGTATATGGTAGGCATTACTCCACCTGCTGCAACTACCAAAAAAGTCAAATCATCAAAGCACGATGTAAGTGCTGCATAAATGCGTTCAATAAAAAAAGTGTACGAGTAACAATTGTAATAGCCCTCCTGATTGAATTGGCGTTTGTTATGCGTTTGCAACGGGGTCGGCGGCAGAGGCGCGCTGAGGTCCTGAGGATTCCAGTTGACGTACGTTTGAACCTCAAAGTTTTGATACGTCAGCGTTACGCTGTAAATCGTCAAATCTCGATTGCCTTGATTTGGCTGTATTTGCGGAATAAACACGGGCAGCGATGACGTCCCGCACGTGAACCTGACGATCGACATCGTATATTCCTCGGGTACGCTTATGAACGGCGTGGTTCGCGTGTCTTGATAGGCAAACACCTGCGGTTTTGTGTCAGAGTTTTGTAAATTGCTCACGGCCACATCGTAATAAATTAAATCAGACTTGCTCTTATTCACGCGTTCGTTTAATTGGCTCATAACGTATTGAAATATTTTATTTTACAAATACCGCCGCGGGATTTGCTCAAAGCCAGCTCCAAATATCTCCGCTGCATCAGCCCCGCGGATAATCTTGGCCGAATGTTCGCTTAATGGGTTGTAGGTCCGCGCAGGGATTACCTTCACGTTTTTATTTTTGGGAACGAAAATACTCACGGGATCAAGTGATGATTTTACAATTTGTTCGTTTTTCATGACTGTTTGAAACGGCGTGCGGGCTGGGTTGACCTCCACTGACTTGTTCACCAGCCCTTCTTTGTTGAGCTCGTGAGCTAATGCAGACGCTTGGCTGTGAGAGGTGGTCAAAACATTATCTTTGCCGTACTTGGCGTTGACAGCCTTCTGCGTGTCTTTTCCCCGTTGGTACCGGCCCGTTTGCTTGTATAAACCCACGCCCAGCGCTGCATTATTTAGCCAGTCAGATGCCCCTTGGGTCCCGCGGTGTGATAACACCGTTTCACCTGTAGCCGGATTATGGTAAACTGAGGCCTCTCGTGTCGTGAGAGCGCTGTCGAGCACAAAATCCCCAATTTGCCTTGGCCGAGCGGCCCCCTTTGTGTAAGACGCAGCTGTTAATTTCTTCAACTCTTTGCCCGTGATCGCGCCGCCCTCGAGAGAATGCAGCAGCCGTAATTGGGCTTTGGCATTTTTCAAAGTTGAACGGCTGGCATGTACTTCTCCTGTGTCCGCGTTCACTATAGAATAGCGCCGTGGAGAAATCTTGATCATTTGATAGGGCATTAATATTGCCTTTTATTTTAACTTCTTCAGCGTGTTGTAAATCGTAAAATACCCCAACACGGCATAATATACAACTCCAAAAAAATACGGTACGTGCTTCATTTATGTTCTAACAGCGCATTTAAAATTTCAATATTTGCACGAATATCGGGCGTGTTCCAAAGCAAAAACCACGAAAATAGTGCTGGACTTGGAATCAAATTGTCGATCCTAAAGCGCTCAGCAGCGTTTGCGTAGTGCCTTTTTCTGTAGTTATCCCGAGTCTTTTCACTCGCTCCGTCAACAAACGTGAACCCATCTGGCGAGCCAAAGTAATACTTTTTATTGTTATAAACCGCCAAGCACCTTTTATTTGGTTTATGGCTGTCAAACACGTCCATATTAGAGCTCTATATTATTTTTTAAAAACCAACCCGAATTGAACGTGTTTCGTCAGCACAACCAGTGCAAGTTTTTTGTGGGTTTCCCCGTTTAAATTAGTTGTGTTTTTTTATATTCCTGAAATGATGCGCGTGTCTTTCATCGCTTGATTTTCGGGTTCATCATTCACCACACCGAAACCGTGATAAAATCCTTTGTGTTTTTCGCCACCTATCATACGAGATTCTTGGCTGTTGTAGGTGAATGCTATACCCATGCGCTTAAACTCATCACGAATATTGCTTTTTCCAGCAGGTCGCAATAATTCCTCAGCGATTTGCTTGGAGACTTTGAGGTCGTCGCCGATGGTGAACTCAGCTTCAAAGCATTCTCGAAACTTGTCGTTTTGTTCGACTATCGCGTCTTTTTCGGCTTTCCAGTCGCAAGGATATGCTGCCATTCCAGTCTCGTGAAATTTGTTTGAGTAGCTGAACATCAGCTGCAGTAGCGCTGATCGATATGTGGTGCGCAGCGCATCACCAAATGCAGTGTCCTTTTTGAATATTTTCTTTTCGAAGTTGTCCGCTTTCCAGCCCTCCTCCACTGACAAAAATTTGGAGTCCATTTGCAGGTGGCGAAACCGCCTCTGTATGCCCGCATCCATCTTTATTGACAGCGAGTTGTTTGACACCAAAAACAGCTTGAACTGAATTCGCATCATCGCATTTGTGCTGTAGAGTTTGTCGTATTTCACACAGGTACCGTCAGTCAAATCCTTCAGCAGCTCCGAGTTTTTCTTGGCGCCGCTAACCTCATTAGCCCATGCGATGCGCTTACCAGACCAAGTGCCAATTTCTTTATGCACTTTAGTATTTCCTTCGTCAAACGCCGTTTTTTCCGTTTTGCACACGTATATCGGCAGAATCGAGGTCAACGCTTCCAGCAACGTGCTTTTGCCGTTGGACGCCGTTTGTCCCGCTATGTAGTACAGCTCGCAAAGTTTTGAACTGTCGCCTGTCAACGCATAACCCAGTGCACCGAGGTAGTAGTCCATGTGCGCCTCATTGTAGTTGCAAATTTTCTTTATTTGCTCGCGCACATGCGCTACGTCTTCCGTGCGAGCAACTTCATACGCAAAATCCAGAGTTCGCGTGATCATGTCGCCTGCTTGAATGCCTTCACGAAATACCAGCGTCTTGAGATCCAAAATTCCGTTCTTGTATGCTACTGTGTAAATGCTGTCGTCCAAATCGTTCGCAAAATTTGGTTCCGCAAGGTACTCCATCAGCAATGTCGCAACATGGCTTGAAAAACCAGCTTCACCGACCTTCTTGTAAAAGAATGCATACGACTTTTCTTGTTCGCAGATTACTTTTTTTTGCTCTTCAGTGGCTGTGCTTTTCTTGAATAAAATCACCTCCTTGCTGATGTCAATCAGCGATTGCAAGTGATTGATAATGGTGGCCAGCGGCGCCTTTGTAGAGAAAATCCACAAGTTTGACTTGTCAAGACGCCACCACCCTGCGCAATATACGAGTTGGCCACGTAGTTCGTCGCAAATGTATTTTGCCACGTCATTTTCGCCCTTGTGCAAGGTATCCAGCTGCACGTACTGCTCGTGAGTAATGATCCATTTTCGGTAACCAAACGGGTTAACTTCCTTGGCTATGGTCTGCAAGCCATACAGCGACATTGGCGTGGTCTTTCGACTCCATAGTGCAGCTGATTCTGGTGTGTCGATGTAGTTTTTGAAAACTTCAAATGAATACTTGTTGTACTTCAAAATACCGCTAATTTTAGACAAATTGTCCGTTGAAACCCCCTCTCCAATCACGTTGATCAGCAAGTCAAGCCACTTATCAGACACGTGTTTTTTGACGGGTTTTGGGACATACGACTCGTCGTTTGTAGCCACCAACGTAAATTTGCACGACAAATCGCGATGTTTTTCAATAATCGCGTGATGCTTTTTGGAGTCGTTGGCCTTGCTCAAGCTCATGAGGTAGGGCCACCCGATATTTTTCTCTGTGGCGCGATCCATGTGGTCCTCTACATCTTCCTTCCCGCCGTAGTTTTTTGCGAGCTGGGAGTACTTGTCAGCTACATCCAACGGGTCGATAAACGAAAACTTGATTGCCCATATAAAATTCAACCAGTTTAAGTAGTCGCCGTACACGTCGGGGTTAATATTATCGAGTATTTCCGTGTGAAATGCTTCTATTTTGACTGCATCTACTGGTGTGAAATTCTCTTCGCGTTTGGCTTTGATAGGCAGCTCCGAAAATAACTGTTTCAAAAACGTGAACATGAATTCGTCTTCGGCCTTCATCACGTAGAAGGGCTTGTCGCCAAGAAACGCGCGAGCTTGCCCGAGTTTGTTTGTGATTTTGCTTACTGTTTTTGTAGGAGGAATTACTTGATTTCCTGCAAAAAACATTTCAAGGTTCTTTATGTTTTTCCTTTTTTTGTCAAGGTTGGCTTCAAAATTTACCATTTGCGGCATGTCCGTGTAGTCTATCAGCACGTTATGATTTCCTTCGGTGCTTGACACAAATAACCCGTCAAATCGGTCGATCCCATCGAAATACTCTTTCCATTTCGCGTCCGTGTAAGCGCATCCAAGGCGTTTTCCAGTTTCGGGGTCCTTATCACCCGACGCGTCGAAATCCAACGACATAATGCGTCGTCCGTTTTCTTGCATCCCCATCATCATGCCAAACGCAAATACATTTTCAAGTGTAAGCTGCGACTTGAAATACGCTGGTGATTTTGCTTTCCATTGCATCGGTTCACCAGTGTTATCAATTGGTACCTTGTCCTTGCCAACGTTGACAAAAATGTAGCCTTGCGCTGAGAGCTCACGAATCAGTTTACGCGGAGATAGCTCCATGTCTTTTATTCTCGGGTCTTCTTCTTCATCAACCACCTCACAATCAGTCTCGGCGGATGAGTCCGACTCGACCGCATCAACCGCCGTGTCAACCGCCTCCTCAACCACGGCAACCGCCTCAACCGCCGCCTCAACCACCTCAACCACCTCAACCACCGCCTCAACCACCTCAACCACCGCCTCAACCACCTCAACCACCTCAACCACCTCAACCACCGCCTCAACCACCGCCTCAACCACCGCCTCAACCACCGCCTCAACCACCGCCTCAACCACCGCCTCAACCACCTCAACCACAGCCGCGACATCAGCCTCGACATCAGACTCGACAATTTGCTCGACCACCGCATCGGCCTTTGGCTTTCTGGCCCTTGGTTTTTTAACTTCCTTCGGCTCTTTAATCGCCTTAACTTTTGGTGCTTTCGGCTCTTTTTGCGCTTTCGGCTCTTTTGGCGCTTTCGGCTCTTTTGGCGCTTTCGGCTCTTTTGGCGCTTTAATCGCCTTAACCTTTGGCGCTTTTACTTCGGCTAGCTGGCGCTCAGCAGCTTCGCGGCGAGCCTCGGCAAGGGAGCCACCATCGTTCGATTCGTCGTACGTGTAATTCTGGGATTCCATTTAATCTTACATAAGATATTTATTTTTAAGTCCTTTTCCTAAAGATTCGAAATTCGCATTTCCCTAAATTTACCTAATTTACCTAAATTTCCTAACTTTCCAAAACCCCCCATGGCATTTTCAACCTCCCTACATAAGTTTTGAATTTTAGGTAAATTAGGTAAATTAGGTAAATTAGGTAATTGTAGGTTTCGCAGCATATAACAGTAACAACATAATATTATTCAAAATAATATGTTATGCTCACGCTTACGCTCACAATTGGATTTGTCGAAAGATTTTACACTGCCTCTCGTAGTCGTATTTACGCTTCATGGCCTTGCGTGCATATTCGCGGTTGTACTGTTTGAATTTTTGGGCGTTCTTAAGGCGCCAAGCCTTCATGTAGATTGCAGTCATTGCGGTCATTACAGAACCGCTATATATTTATTTCTAAACCATAATCAATTGTAGACCTATTGCAGTCTGAGTCATTCCATAATAGAAAATCGCATGCAATATGGTAAGCCAATAGGCGACGTCAGTAGAATCGTATTGTGGCCTGCAATATGGTGCAGATTTGGATGACGAAATCTCTATAAAAAGACTAACCTAATTTACCTATTTTACCTAAAATTCAAAACATTTGTAGGGAGGGAGGAAAAAGCCTTGGGAGGTTTGGAAAGTTAGGGAAGTTAGGTAAATTAGGTGAGGGTTTTATTCACCAATAATCATACAGAATTTCACATGCAACACGGGCGACGAATACGCGTCGACAGTAGATTCGCATTGCGGCCTGCAATATGGTGCGGATTTGGATGCCGGAACGCATCACGCCATATATCGCCACCCATTGGGGTTTTGACGGCCATACACGCCCGCGATTATTGTAGTGTGTGGCACTTTTAATTTTAATTTTTATTACTGTTATAAATCAGCTTTTCCCAAATGAAATTTCCCAAATGCCTGTCAATAAATTCCGACGTCAATTTTCCGGACGTCAATTTTTTCCGACATGCACGAAACCCCGCTCGTTCTTTTACCGCGAAGAAAGAAATAAAAAAGAGAAAGCAAAGGAGTGGGAGTTTTCCGTCCACTGAAGAGAGGCCCAGATGGCCGCCGACAGCACCAATGCATTCAACACAAGTGGGACAAAAGCTCAGGGAATATATGCCATGGCCGTAGAAATGAGCGAATTCAATCATTCTTCATATCTTAAAATGAGCGCATATTGCTTTTCAATTGATCTCATGCGAGATGCAGTGGACAAAAGCGATGACGCAGAGGCGAATGATATAAAAAAGTATTGCGCAAATAAATCTATTTTCGTGAAAACTGTATCGCTTGGCTTGCCCGCGTTTGTTCAGTATAAACCATACAGGTATGATCATGATTCAATTTTGTAGGATATTGCGTATTGTCAACACAATGATTTCTATAGGGATGCGGTGAATATTTTGCAGAACTACCATGACCGCAACCCTGAGAAGTTTAAAGGTGTTAATCTTCTCAATCCCTTGGATGTTTTTGAAGTCATCCGAGATATTCCTAACCGGGCAGCAATGGTTCAGCAATCGAAGAGCCCCGGACAGATGAAGCGTGAGCAGGAAGGAAAAGCGGAGAAGGCAGAAACACTGCGCCAACGTGAAGAGAATATGGCCCCTGCTTTTCTTCAAGCATCTAAGACCTTGACCAATGTATTGGGCATCATTCCGGCGCGTCCACGGAATCCCGATGTTTTCTACAAAGAAGATGACGAGAAAGAGGTAGTCCCGTTTTTTTATATTGCATAATACGCGTGTTTCCTAATTTTATTATTTAGCAGGATGAAGGGGTGGCCACACCCAGCGTGCAAAAAAAAGGACTCAAACCGACCGCTGCCGCCCTTCGTGAAGATCTTGATAAGATCACAGAGGCACAGGTTATCGAGAAGGACCTGCTGCTTGAAGAACTCGCCGACGTGAAGAAGAAGCTCTCCGATCAGAGTTCCGAGAATGCCGAGACCATTTTCAAACTTCGCGGTCAACTCGATGAGTCAGCAAAGGTGAGTGCCGAGAAAGACATTGCCATCTCCGCGCTTCACGCGACCATCTTCGAGCTCCGAGGCGAGCTCGACTACATCAAGAAGGACGTATCTGCCCCTCAAGTCGATGTCGCGGCCATAACTATTGATGTCGCGGCCATAACTATTGATGTCGCGGCCGTAACTTTTTCCGCGGAATAAGTCGTCAGCCAATGTACCGAAGACGATCAAAATACGGCCATGCGCAGAGCACCCAGCCAGCGCGCCCCCAATCGTACAGTCAATTTTGCGAAGACGAAGCAGTCCGCCAATCGGGGATTTTCGGCAGTTAAGCGATAAGTGGAAAAACAGGGATAATGGCGCGTGGCGCGTTGATCCATGAAATGTTGCACACAATCAGCCTAATTTTGCCTGCAATTTGCGTGCGATTTATATAGAAATTCCTATATTTTTAGGGCCGCCAGTATGAGCTCAATTTGCATGCAGTTGTCGGCCATTGCATAGATCAATCCCAAATTCCCTTTATGCTCAAAAAGTCAAAGGTGAAATAGATTGGTGTGTGTTGTATGAAAAACGTCTCATTTTCGGAGCTGGCGGATATCATGGTTGTTTTGAGGTCTATAAGACGTGCGGTTGTGTTTATTCTCGTATATTACCGTGGTTTGGGGTTGCACTTTTTTACCTCTGTTGTATATATGAGCATTAGAAGCCACGCCCAAATACACTTCACGCCTACGGTCGTTGCCGACATGTTAAACTACTTGAAGCATGGTGTCATACCCGTCGGCTTGTCGGCTTCATCGGCACGCAGATTTCAAAAGCGCTGCAACGGCTTTAATTTCTACAACAACACGCTTGTATTTAACGGCAAAAGCGTAGTGCCGACGGATAGGGCCGAGCAGACGATCAAAGACGCGTATAATCAAAAAGACACGGTCGGAAAGGGTATCAATCAATTGACTGCGTATCTGCAGTCGTTTTATTTAGGAATCACGCGCAAAATGGTGCAGGAGGTCATGCGTCATCAAATTGTCTACCAACTCAGTTTTCACCAGAGGCACATGGCTGCGAGAACACTTATGCCCGCCGCTCCGCTGACTTACTGGGCCATTGACTTGGTAGACGTGCACAAAAATGCAACAAAAAACAAAAACAACACGTTTATTTTTAGCTGTATAGACCTTTTCAGTCGCTACGTGTGGTTTTTTCCTTTGAAGCATAAATTGGCAGAGGACGTTGCAGAAGCGTTTGACAAAGTAATTCAGTACAACACACGATTTAATCCCGTGAGGCAATACCCAGCGCACGTGATTTCGGACAACGGCACGGAGTTCAAGGGCGAATTGAAGGCTTATTTTATTCAACACGGCATAACGCATTTGACGCAGCCGACCTACAGGCCCCAAGCGAATATTGAAAACGCAAATCGAGAATTGAGACGGCTTTTGCGGACAATTTATGTGCGGAACAATTCGCTTGTTTGGATTCATTCGTTAGACGACATCGCTGACTCCATCAACAGCAACCACTCCAAGATTTTAAAGACAACGCCTGATGACATCATGACGAATTATTTTGCTAACGCCGACCTGACGAATGAGGCCACTTTAAACCTTGAGCACAATAAAAAGAAATTTACGCAAAACTACAACCAAAACAAGCTCGCAGTGAGGGATCGCGTGCGCATTCGCATGTCGTCGTTGTTTTCCAACTTGCGGCATATTGAGAAGGCGGGGTTTGTAAAAGGGATTTATGTCAGGTATTCTCCCAGTGTTTTCATCATAATTAAAGTCGTTCCTCCAAAGCGCGGCTCGCTTGGATACCCGCTGTATAGCGTGATTGGACCGAACCGAAAACTGCTCCGAACCCGTGCAGGAAATGCGCGTTTATTTAACGCAAGCGAACTGCTTAAAATACCACCAGATAGCGTGAGTCATATTTCTATGAAGCAAGCCGCTGCATTGAATGGTGTCCCGTTTGAAGAATTGACCGAAAAAGAGGACGAACCTGTAGTTGACAAGGCACCACCACCGCCCAAGCCCGAAAAAACACCGCTCGAATATAAATCGTCTGCGGAGTGGCGTAAGGCGCTCGTTGGGAAAACGTTTACTGATTCAGACGGCGTTCATGGTGAGGTTGTCGACGTCGATTACAAAAAGGGCGACGGGTACAGGGTCCACTACGGCGACACGGCCAAGAAAACCAAAAACCAGTATTACCAAGCGCTTGTAGACTTTTTGGAAGACGCAAAACCAGAGCCGTGGTTTATACCAGACTATGACGACGTCATACAAAAATTGAAAAGCTAATGCGGTAGACCACGGGCCGTGCCTTTTGCTGGTATTCGAATAACTATTTATTTTCTGCAGCCCATTCCTTTAATACTTTCATGAAAAATGGTTTATTTTCACCAATATCAATAGATTCTTTATCCAGAAATTGCTTGATAATTGCCGTGGGCTTAGCTTTGCCTATCTCAGTTGAATCAAGAAACGAAATAAATTTGCGCTTTAATTGTTCTTTCGTTGCGTTTTTTTTAGCACGGGGCTTGGCTTTCTTGGGTTCAACAGCCGGCGCTTCAGCCTTATCAAGCTCGTTTTGTATGCGCTGTGATTCAGCTCTGTCCTCGTCTTCGTATTTGAGGTAGATCGCCCCGTGTAAAAAAACAAAGCGTGCTGACAGAGCCTTAATGAGGTCATCTTTTTTCATGCGGCTAAAACCTGCTATGTTGTGGTTATCTTTTAAAGCGCGTACAAGCTGCTTAAGCTCATTCAAGCTGAGGGTTGCGAACATTGAATTAACACGACACAATATTTTTAAAAAACACGTTTAAAAACAACGTCTTATAACTTCTTATAAAATGCCAAGGAAGCCGATTGACTGGTCTAAGGCGCTGTTCTACAGGCTGGTTTGCCGTGATCCTACCATCACAGAGTGTTACGTCGGTTCGACAACGAATGAAGTCAAACGGCGAAGTTGCCACAAATCTCGCTGCACTATCAAAACTGACCCATATCATAATTTGTTTGTCTATCGTTTCATTCGCAGCATGGGCGGGTGGGACAATTGGCAATTAATTGTTATTGAACATCGACCCGTGAACAATAAAAAAGAAGCGTCCATACGTGAACGTTTTTTTGTCGAGCAGTATAAAGCAAAATTAAACAAGCAGGTACCGTCGCGTACACCAGCGGAATACCGCGTCGACCATGCTGATGAAATAAAACAGTATCGTGTCGATCACAAAGAAAAACTAAACAAACAATCAGCAGCATGGAATTTAGCTAACGAAGCTTATTCAAAGACAAAGCACATATGTGAGTGTGGCGGCCACTACACGACAGCAGGCAAAATTCAACACATCAAATCAAAAAACCACATCGCATTCACTGCAGTGCCAAAATAAGTAAACCAAAACAAACACCAGCGGCCAAGCCGCACAAAAACCAGCACTGGTTGTGCTCTTATTTCGTTCGATCCGAGATTGGTTTTACACACGACAAAACAAACAGAGGTTGATTTACTCAGTAGTGGTTTTACCCAAAAACGCATTCCGACTTTAAAATACAAATGGACGTTTTCGGGGCATTTCAAAGATTCACAAACATGACGGCAAGCTCATCACAAGTTTTATTTAACTTTTTTGATTTATTTTGTACGAATTCAATAAACTCAGCAGGTGAATAGTCCATTAAACAGCACATGGTAATGCATAACACGCACCAGCGACCACAGGCCTGCGACTTTTCGCCTTGCAGTTTGGTCCGGTTCCAGTCGCAGGGGTGCCCGTCAAGCAGGCGCGTTATTTCGCGTCGATCTTCCCCTAATATTTTGCGTATGCACATAGGAATAACACTGATATCCGTGTCATATTTTGTGCCGTAAGAGTTAAAGTAATAGTACCCGCTGTGCGGTTTCATCAAGGCAGTCCAATGTCCCCTGTTATAGTCTTCTTCGAGCAGGATTATAATAAAATCATTTATTTTCGGCAGCAGATCGTTTATGGTCTCATAATTTTTCAGTTCGCTATATTTTAATACGCGTGTGGCGTCTCCGAGGGCCTGCTTCACTTTGCTGTCGCTAAGGGGTTCATCAAGTTTGTTCATTTATGTATTGCATATATAAATGGACTGGGACGAAAACATAGTTGATTTTTTGCAGCTAATAAGGTCAAAATGTGTGGACTTGAGCGCGAAGCACACGTCCAACTTCTTCTACTACAAGAGCTGTGAGAATTATTTTCAAATACCTACCATTGTGCTGTCAGTTTTTTCAAGTTTTATTTCAGTCGGCGTGTCTAATTTCGTTGCTCAGCCAACCATCTCAACAACGACCGCCTCGATCAGCATGGCCATCGCTATACTTGGGTCTGTGCGCCTGTATCTCAACCTAACGCTGAATGTCGCTCTCGAGTTGGAGTTGTCAAAGGAATTTCATATTTTGGCGCTGGATATCAGTAAGGAGTTGTTTTTGCCGATTGAGTTGCGCAAGCAGACCCAGCAGGAGTTTTTTGAGGCCATTTACGGCGCGTATATCGGGCTGCTACAGAAGAGCTCCTTAATCAAGGCCGAGCACGAGATTGCGGCCCAGAAGAACAAATTGAGCCCTCGTTAGGCAATAACAATCTTATCCAAGAGGTCGAGAGCGGTGAGACGAGACGCGAGAAACTTGCACGTGTTAATAGTTGAGCCGCCGACTGGAAGGCCGTTAATAAGAGCACGAATGGTAAAAACCTGTCCGTCTTGCACTTCAACAGACCCACGAGCACACTGCATTGAATAGTCTACATTAGCAATGGTGGCGAAAGTAGCAACACCAGCAGCACCAGCATACCCAAGACGATTAAGCGCGAAAAGAGAAGTCGCCAAAGGATCATCCACAGGATTACCTGCGGCGTTAACACGACGGATTTGTAACTCAACTTGTTGTGCGAAGGTCTCCGCATCCGCAATTGTAAAAGTCATTTCAGCACTGAGATTGTATACGCCCCCAGTTAGAGTAAAGCGGATTTCACTTGCATCCGCACGCCGCAGGATTTGAAGCGAAGTCCCTGCGGCTTGATTCACGGCGACCGCAGGAATGTTTGTCGCAATCGCAGATACGGCGTTAAAGTTAATAATACGAGGCGGAAAGTTGGCAATGGACATTATATATTATCCAAATAAAATAATTTCAAAAAAGCTCCTTAATTGGGGGTGTCTTTTAAGCAATGCGCGTTGCTGATAATAAATTAGATGACGTGGGGTACATGCTGATCGTCCCGACCAAAGTACCAGCAAAAAAGCAACCAATATTGAGGTTGGTTGCCGCGGTATACGATACGACGAAAGAACCCGTCCCGAACATGCTGTTTATGCCGTTATTCACGATGTAAGTCGCTGTCGATAACGAAATTCCGTATTGCCCCTGTGTTTGAGACCCATTACCATTAAACGAGTATATCGAAATGGTTGAATTGGTTGCGCTGCTTGTTTGAAGTCGAACCGAATAGTTTATCATCCAAACCCCAGCAGGAACGGGTAAATTTGTAAAAACATTAAAACCGACGCTTGGTGCGGCTGCACTCAATGTAGCGGACGCTGTTGCGGTAGATAAAACATATCCAATTTGTGTTGCGGAAGGCAATGCCGTATTTGTGCTCAAGGTTACAAACTGGTTGACCCCATAGGTCAGGCCGGAGAGCACTTTATTATTCAGGTTAACCCCCGTGGTAAGGACGTTGGAGCCGACGGAGAGCACGCTGGAGGTGATGCTGTCCAAGGTCGCGGCCCGCAGCCCTAAAATGTTGGTGGCCGATGTCGCCGACCCGATGTTGATGATGTTGGCGCTTGTAGATGCGTTCTGAATGTTCAAAGTCGCCGTGCGCGCGGCGCTCGTAAATAAACTGGCTAAGCCGCTGGTATTGGTCGTGAGCAAATTGTAGGCACCGGTCGTTGTTGTAACATAGGAATCAATTGTTGTCCCTACATTTTGGGTTTGAAGTGTATGAATTCTGCTCGTGAGAGCGATTGCTGTCCCTGCGATGGTAGTGTTAACGCCTGCTTTGCCAATGTTAATTCCTGAGGCATTCACCGTGCCGAAATTTAGGGTAACCGCCGTGTCGGTGTCCAGCGCCGGCGACGTAATGCCCAGCGCGAATTTGTTCGTTCCAGTCCACGTATTGTTGCTTGAGAGCAAGGTCGTTCCGGCATTGAGCGTGCTTTGCGAAAACGAGTAGTAGGCGTTTTGGAAATACGTTGCTACGTTAACTGGTGTGCCGTCTTTATGCACGTAGATTTTGAGAACAATTTTATCGGTTAGCGCTACAGGCCAAGGTGCCGCAATGGTGGCATTAATGGGGAAAGCGGTTGGGGTCGTTAGTGAGTTGACGTCTGCGCTAAGCCCGCTGGTCGTTATCAAGGTCTCCGTGGCGCCGGTGAGCTGGTAAAGTTCAAAAAAGTAAGTACAAACGCCTGCCGGAGCGCTGACCTCGCTGTACAGCAAGACGTTCCAAATACCAGAGGGAATACTCGTGATACCCAGTGCAGAGGACACAAATTCAGCCACGAGCTGGTTTGTCGCATTGGAAGACAGGTCAACCTTTTGCTGGGCGGCGGTAACCACGGACTGGCCGAGCGACCTGTAAAGGCCGTCGACGACGCTGTAGTTCAAGAAAAAATTGTAGCCACCGCTGTATTGCCCTACAAGGGAGTCGACGTAGCCCTTGGTTACGAGGTCGTTTCCATTGATGGCGTCCACGCTGTGTGGCGGATTGTTAAAGCTAACTTGGCCGGTGATGGCTAATTCGGTCCCGTTGTTGACAATTTGGGTCAGGTTTGCCCCTACTTGAAATTTCACTCTGTCCTTAAGCAGTTGGCCGTAATCACCTGTAGGAATATCAACTGCAACTACGCCGTCGCTCTGTAGCGTGGTCTGACGATTTCCAGCCTGAAGCATAATGATTCCAGCGTTGTTTAAAGTACACTGATTTAAAGAGGGTGGTGATGTGGTCAAAATAATGTTATCATTTGTAGTTGCACCAGCGTCTGTAACTTGCTGTAATGTGGGCGTCGGAGTGCCGCTTGTTAAGAGCAGACTCGTAAGAGTATTGACCTTGGAATTTAATAAGCCAAAACCGTAAGCACGACTCATTTATTAATACAAATAAAATAAAATGTATTGATAAAATACATGGTAAAATTGGCTAAACCTATTTTTAACGACGTTATGCAACTTATAGGAGGGATACTCGAGCAAGATGAAAAAAGAAAAAAGAAAAAGATCATGACCTATGCTCCGAGTACTTATTCTAAAGTCAAACCTCAGCCGGCGAGGCTACCCCGTGTAATTGCGCCTTATGTTGCGCCTTATGTCGCGCCTTATGTTGCGCCTTATGCCGCTGCGCCGTTGGGTCGAGTTGGGCGTAGTCCAGTTAAGGTAAAACGTTTTAGACGAACAAAGGCTCAAATGGCGATTTTTCGTGCAGAAGAAGCCCGTACACGAGAAGCCGACATCCCAGATAAACCGAAACGTAAACGACGTACAAAAAAAGAAATTGCAAAAGATGACGCTTATATAGCACGAGACGAAGCGGAAACTGAAGTTGGTCGAGTTTTTGCTGATTTGTATAAAGGATTAACACCGAAAAAGGGAGCCAAATCCAAAGCTGAAGAAACGAAGGCAGACGAATTAGCTGAACCAGTATTTGCAGATCCGGTAGACGTTTCTATTAAACAATTACGAGCAAAAAGAAAAATCGCTCCATTTTTAGATGAATTCAAATCTTCATTATCAGCTGCACCCTCAGAGGCAGTCGGTCTCGGGCGGTTCCTTGGCCGATTTGAGTAATGCTTTCTTTAGGATTAAAATCCACCAAAAATAATCTCTTTTTAATGTAAAAATGGCTTTGTTTGGAGGGTCTCAGATTTCTGAAGGCAGCAAATCAACGTATATGAGCAAGCTCAAGAAATTGAACGGCAACAAGGTCCCGACCGATGTGCAATTTTTAAAAAACACGAAGACAATTTTAGAGCAGATCGAGCTGATCCAAAATCCTAATACGCGTCGCAGCTCAATCATAGCGGTTGTTAGTGCGCTGAAGGGTAACAAAAAGTTCAAGAAAGTTTATGACATTTATCACAGCGAGATGATGAAAATAAATTCGGTTTTGAACAAGGATTCCTTCAAATCTGACAGCACCAAAGCCAAGCAAGACAACGTGAATATGGCAGACCTATTAACGAGACAAAAAGAATTGGCCGCTATCATGCCAATAATTCAAAAAAAAAAGACCATAACAGGTGAGCAATTGAAGCAACTTCACGATTTAGTTATCGTGTCGCTTTACACGTTATTACCTCCGCGTCGTAACATCGATTATTCTGAGATGGTTGTTGCAGCTCCGACTGATAACAAAACCAAAAATTATTACCATGCTGGCAATTTCTATTTTAATAATTATAAGACAAAAACCACCTACAAACAGCAGGTCGTCGATGTTCCCGAAGAATTGAACACAATTTTGAAGATTTGGATCAAGCTAAAACCTAAAGGAAATGAAAATTTATTGGTTAACCTGCAAACCAATGCGAGGGTCAAGGCATCAGACATGACGAAACTGTTAAAACAAGTCTTCAAAAACGAACACATTGGCGTGAGCGTATTGCGTAACGTTTTTCTTAGCGAAAAATATAGCGGATTGATGGGAGATTTGAAGAAAGACGCCGCTCAAATGGGCACCAGTATAGGTGTCGCCGAAAACACATATATTAAAAAATAATAGCTCGTAAAACCCATGGTCGAATAGATTAAAATTAGATTCATAAAACTTAATCTATTGTGTTTGGATTAACTGCAGATCTAAAGCACAGCATAAATTTATAAATTTGTTTATTTTTTAGATGCAAATATGATCTGATACTGTTAGATTTTATTTATTTAATCCATCATGCATAGATTAACTCATGTAAAATAATCTAAAACGCATAAAGACAAGCAAATGCACAAGTATTTCATTTTATAGACGATGTTAGCATTTGACACAAAGCTTTTTTTCTTCGATCTCAAACAGCATAAGTGTTTTTTTTAGTTCCAGATTTGTGTACTCTTTAAAGGGTGGAGGATTTGTTCGGCCAATACTCATATAGTAAGCCGCAATCACAATTAACATCTGTTTCCGGTTCATTATTATGTGAAAATATTTAATATTCGCCTATATAACATGAAAACGATTGACATGCTTAATAACAAAATCGGCGCCATAGCGGAAAAGTTTGCTGTTAAAGGCAAGGTTAAACTGGTTGGCTCAACCCAACGACGAGGTCAATTTTTTACAAGCGACTATGACATACAGACTGAGCTAAAAGGGCGAGCAGATACGCTGGCCAATTACTTTAAAGAGGTCATGATCAACATACCAAAAAAACAATATTATTTCATGGACTTCAAGGCTGGCTTAGATAAGCGCTTGGTTTACGATTTTAACGAAGATGACCTGCAAACGTATCTTAAAAATCCATTGATTTCGGCGTCCTATAAAAAAAAGATTCGTGATGCTAAGGGTGAGCATAGAGTCAAATTGATTCGCGATTTATTCATCTTGCGCTGGACGCCTAAAGACATTGTTGATGGGTTCAAACACTTGGTCGACGGCACGAAATATTCGCTTGAGGATGCGCTACAAGACGACACGGCCATAAAACTTGACATCATAATACCAGTTGGCGATCGTTTTGTCGAGGTGAGCGAAATGTACTTTTATAAACAATCCATAGACGACAAAAAAGCCATAGTGCAGAGCTTGGCTGACGACATTGAGATGTACCGTCATTCAAACAGCATGAAAAGTTTGAAACGTTTATATTCAGTACTCGAATTAACCAACGCTAAGGACACTCGCTTACAGCAATTAGAAATGTTTTTCAATTCGGAATACGGACTGCTTAACAAGTGTGCCAACGACCTCGCCATACTGCTTTTGTTAACCGCCAAGCACACTATACCCTTCAGTAGCGTGGTTTCTAATGTACAAATGATTAAAGAAAATTTGGCGCTGACGACATTGGCCAGTAAACAAAAAATATTATCATTAGACAAAATAACGTCTAAAACTTATCATGTCGTTTGTGAAAAAATGATTACGTATTTGCGTGGCGTGATTAACCCTGAGGCGAAGGACATGCTACGCACAATAAAATAAAATATTCCCATAATTAATATGACGACAGGGTTTTTATCGTATGACGAGAACGACGGCGGAATTCCCGTAGCACAAGCAGGCAAAAAAATACTGTACATGGCATCGAAACCAGTTGAAGACGGTGTTAACCACGTAAAATTGAAAGGCGATTTGACCTTTGAGCCAGTTATTGATAAATCAAAAGAACGCGAGGTCAAGTACTTTAGCGGCGCTTCTGGGGCCGGCAAGAGCTTCAAAGTCGCCGAATACTTAAAGGTTTACAAAAAGGCTTACCCTAAACGAGACATTTTTGTGTTTAGCTCGTTACTTGATTGCCCTACACTGGACAAGGTCAAAGGCTTGAAACGCATTAAGGTTAACGAGCCCATGTTTTTGAACGAGCCGATCGGTGCAAGCGATTTTCAAGACTGCTGCATGGTGTTTGACGACACAGATTGCATCTCAAATAAGATTGTAAAGACCAAAATACAAAAAATAATGGACGAATGCCTTCAGATCGGCCGCCATTTCAATATCACGTGCCTTATAACCTCGCATGCCATGTGCAACGGCCTTGCGACAAAAATGATCTTAAATGAAGCGCATACGATTACCATTTTTCCGTCTTGCTCTGGCAAGCGCGTCCTTAACTATTTGTGTGCTGATTACTTGGGTCTCAGTAAGCAGCAAATTGCAAAACTCAAAAAAATGGATGGCAGGTCAATCACGTTTGTCCGCAACTATCCGCGCTGCATATATTCAGACAACGAATGTTTTATACTTAAAGAGTTAGCCTAAAACGTATTTTTGCGTCTGGTACATGGCGCTTTTGTGTAATGGCTCGTCCAAATTATACTGCAAGAACCCGCCAAATTTCACAGGCTGGGCGACGCCGCTATCATACATGCTTATCTGTGCATTTATGCTCTGCGAAATGAATCTCAATGTGTCCCTTATCAAGTACAGGTCGTCTTCGGTTTTGTTAAATTTTTGTTTTTGATCTGCAGGAAGCGCCGCTTGTGCTGCAACAATATCGTCGTAAAATCCGCCTACATCGGTTATGTATTTATTTATGCTGGCGTCGTAATCTTTCAACCGTTGAATGTCCTCAAGTGGCAGTGCTTTCAGAGTTATACGGCCAATTGACTTCTTTAACGTGTTTAAGGCCATGTACAGTTCATTTGTGTTTCCGGCTGACACTCTATCAGGCTCTGAAATTAATTTGATAACACTCGGAATGTAGCCTTCAAGTTGATTTTCAAGAACTTCAAACTGTCCAATCATTTTATTAAAGCTGTCTACATCTGCCATGGGAGGGCCAATGACACCAGTTTGGTTGTTGTTTAGTAAATCCATTTCAGCAATTCGCTTCTGCGAGTTGTAAAAATCGCGCAACTCTCGGGGATTTCGTCCTTGTCTAAACACGGGCATTTATAAAACAATATATTTTTTAATGGGCGAAGAACGGACTTGAACCGCACAAATTATGAATACGTTTTTCATATTTTCAAACCATGATTCGCCTTGTTTTTTTTTATTTTTTATTATGTGTTGCTTACTTACCGCTTTGCAACGTACAAACCGTTTGCTTTCACAAATTTTGACGCGTCAATCATCTTAAGGCCTCGCTCTTGCATGACCTGCTTGACAATCAATGCGCGTTCGCTCGGCGGCCGCTTACCACCCGTCATAGTTTTCACTGCACGGCGTACAACGGGTATTTTTTTGGCTCTACTGACCGCTTGCCGTACCAGCGGCTCTTTAAGTGCTTTACGCACAACTCTGCGTGCGTCTTCAAACTCGCCAAAGCCAAGCATTTTCGCGACCGTTGCGCCTTTTGCGGCTAAATCAAGACCTTTTGAGGCGGTATCCGCTGCATAATTTGTCCAGCGGCGAGCCTTCTTAAGACGGTTTATTTTACCGCCTTCTTGTTCTTCAAATTCACCAAAGCCAAACATTTTTGCAACCTTTGCGCCCTTGCTCGCCAAATCGAGGCCTTTTGAGGCGGTGTCCACTGCATAACCAGTCCAACGTTTTGCTTTCTTAAGACGATTTATTTTGCCGCCAACGGCCCTCTGCACTGCCGCCTGTAAAAGCGCTTTGCCGACAGGCTCAGCAATTTGACGAACCTGTTTCGATTTTAGCACGCGAGCTACAGGTCGAAGGGCCTTTCCGAGGTTGAATCGAGCGCCGCCCATCTCCGAAAGTTCACCTAAACGCATAGCGTCCGTTGGGTATGCACCGTCGTTCCCAGCAAGTGCAAATTTGCGAACGGGTCCTCCGCCGAGTATCTGAGGATTGTGGGTTATCACGTCAAATTGGTCCAGTTCCCGTAAACGCTGCCGTAAACGCGCGTTGTACAAATTGTCAATGCCAAGGTTAAGATCCGCCATTTACAAGTGTAAATATTTTATTTTATTTTGATAGCGTTTTCTAACGATTCGCAACGGCCAGCAAATAGGCTTGTCTCGCTTCATCTTCAGTGTCGAAATAGCCTAACTGTATAATTTTTCTGTTGCGCTGGATTTGGGCTTTCCATCTACCATTTTTCTGTAAATAACAGCCTTTTGCGTTAAGTATATAATCACGATTTAAAGCTTGTTCCAATTTATTGGCAACTCGTAAGTTTTCGATTTTATGATTTAAACTATTTCTATCAATATGGTCAATCGTATTATGTGGTCCGTTGTCCTCAATTTTCCATTCTAAATTGAATGCTTGATATATGATGCGAGCTGTATTATATGTTTTATTATTTATCATCGTCCGATGCTCCTTATAACCAGATTTTTGTATATTAATACAACCCTTTGCTTGTACCCATTTTTTGGTATGTTTAAACTCAACCCATTTCCAAATATCTCCGCTGCTAAAGACCTTTAGTTTTGCATTGTTGAGTTCAAATTCAATGGGGTTCATTTGTTAGTAGATTTTATTCAATTGTTTTTAATTCGTTTCTAACACATTCTGTCGGCCAAGCGAGATTTCATCCCACCTGCCGAAAGTGCACCGGCACTCATCGCTGAGCCGCTCATACCAAACCGGCGCGGGTGCATTGCGATACAGCGATTAAGCATTGCTCCCCCAACCATACGTTCGGGCAACTCGACAGATTTCTGTTCTTTTGCCATTCCAACTGCCTCTCGTGTAAGTAATCCGGTGTAGATATTGGTCGTGCCTTGAGACAGAACCATAATGCCAGAGTTGCACGCAATAACGCACAGCTCCACATCAGGCACAACCGCCCCAAATTGGTTAAAGACTTGCGCGGTAAATTGCAGCGAAAACGCGCCAAGAGATCCGCACGAAAGGTTGTCAGGCAACGACAGGTCGGTCGGCGAAATTACCAGCATAGAACCCGTGGTGGGGACGAGCGCAGATTGGCCGTCAGCAGTCGCGACCGTTGCTTTCCCGCAAAACTCGTACCATGATTGCTGCGAGTGATTTTTAGTAGACAGGCGCCACAGATCCTGCGGGGAAGCAGAGCTAAGAAGACCACTTTGGTTATTGAGATTAATGCTGATGTTGCGAATGGTTAAGAACGAAGACGTGTCCTTGGGTGTCTGGGTTGCCATTGACTTACGAGCAACGATTATAAAATAGTCCGGCAATTGTGCCAGCTGAATCGCCTGAGACGAGACAGGCTGCGCCGTATTTGCGTTGATAGGGACGGCAGCGTTCACGCTCGTCAAATAACGGGGGAGATCAAAATAGGGCACCACGTTTCTCGTCTGAAGACGGTCGCTCGGCTGAGAGGACAAAAGGCGCAGCAGAATAGACGCGCCTGCAGAAGGAGAGTTAAGCAACGCTTGGCCTGTGGCAGCTGACATCTGAAACATATTTGAGTTTGCGACCCAACGAGCACCAGCAGGGTCAGCGCCAACACCAGCCGTCAAGGAAATAGTCCCCGCGCCGGCATACGACACCAAACGATTGAGACTGCTATTGATGTTAAAAGTGAACGCCATGTTGTTGACTCCGAGCATACCCTGCTTGTTATTTTCGGGGTCGGCGTAGATAAAAGGCGACAGGAAAATGGGCTCAGTCGTTACGCTAAACACGCTCACAATCCAAGTGTCCGTAAGTAAGGTCGACACGGGCGATGCATCAACTCGACCGCCAGCCACGGTGTAGTGGTCAATGTACACCAAGCAAGGGTGAGCGCCACGAGGCGTCAGGTCGCCGTCATACGATTTATTGGCAAACCCAGCAAGGGGGCTCGAGTTGGCGCCGTCAGCGTCAGAGTAAACGCCAAATTCTTGGTCGGGCAACGACGGGCACATGCCGTTGTGGCGAAAGAGCTCGCGGTTGTTATTGAGACGCAAAATCTGGGGCAAAACATCCTGCAGGTTGCATGACGTGGTGGAGTTGTTGATGGTGGCCGACGCGGTGGTCATGATGCTCGCGAGAGGAAACGCCTGCAGGGCAGCAGAACGACCCCAAGAAATGGCCGTTTGGCCTACAGGGACATTCGAAAGATTGATCCGGAACTGCAGAGGGGTGCTGATAAGCGCGTCGCGGGCAACGATGATGTTTTCGCTGGGGACTTGAATGTTGTACACCTGCACGCTTGAGGTCGACGAGGTCGCGGCAAACGGCTGATACGTTGTCGAGTTAGCACCTGATTTCACGGCATAAACAAGGTCAGGCGTGATATCGGCGATCGTTGCATCCTTGACAAGCACGGTTTTGAAGTCGGAGGACATTTTGTATTACCCAGAGATAAAAAAATTCACGAGGAAATATTTTTAGCTGTTGCGGGTAAAAAATATGGGGGGGGAATATTAGCTGTGGGGGAGTAGTAGCCTAAAGGTTTGCTTTATTTTTCGCATATCGTTCCTTGTCTCTTAATGCTATCTTGACCTTGTTTGCTTGATAGTAAATTTTTCTTTTGTTTGATAATTCCTCCTTGTGTTCTTCACGGTATTTTGAACTGTATGCGTTCAATTCTTCCTTGTGGTCTTCGTGGTATTTTTTGCCTTTTATTTTGAATTCTTCCTTGTGCTCCTCACGGTATTTTCTGCATCTTGCATTGTCCTGCTCTATATGCTCACTATGATATTTATTTTGTTTTTCCAACCTTACTTCCCTGTTCTCCTCATAATATTTTTTACTTAATTTATTTAGTTCTTCCTTATGGTCTTTGCGGTATGTTTTCCTTATAATGGATTGGGATTCCTTATTGTCCTCTGCCCATTGCTTCATCGTACGGCCAGCGACGTTTTTGTTCACACAGGGTACCGTTTGAATGTAATGGCCTTCTTTTGCTTTCAATATAGCTATCAGCCCCTCTTTGGTGTCGCATTCGAGTTCTTCTAACATCTCCATGTAGGCATCCCCGAATTTTATAATCTCACATGAGGTCGTGTATTTTTTCTGCGTTAAACCAAATGTTTTGTAATCACTTATGTGCTTTCTCATTCGCTCGTATTCTGTTTGAATTGTGCTTCCAAAATAGATGTCGGCTGTTAGATTGGATTTGATTACGTAAACTCGGCCCTTCATACTCAATATATTGTAGCGTGTTTAAATAGTATCGTCAAGATTTTATTCTCTCGAACAAGAGCTTGGCCGTCAGGCTTTCACCTGAAAACAATTTTAATGGGATTAGTTCGCCTGTGAGTATTTTGTAATAAACGTTCAAATCTATGCTGTATAGCGGACGGTTCCCCTTAAGAGAAATTCGCCTAT